GTACCGCCAATTGGGTACAGGTTCTTCTGTAAGCTCTTTCATTATCTCCGCAGGCACGTCACAGGCGTATTTCTGATACGGACGTGAGCGGTTTACAAACTCTTTATACACAGGCAGAGAGGGGTCGTCAGGGTTGAGGGTCGCCATAAGGTAATCGTTACGGGTTGACATCTCACGGACAAACTCGATATCAGCGGTATTTATCTCGTCGATATAAACGCAGCCGAACTGAGCGCCCAGCACCATTTCCCACTTATCCTTGTTATCATATCCCAGAACATAGATTATCTTGCCCTCAAACTTGATATGCGGCAGTTTGTAGTCCTTATCACCGTTGCCGAAGTACCGAGCATTGGTGTGCAGGTCAAGAATGCCGTTATCCTGCTGAATGATAGTTTCCTCAGCCTTGCCCGTAGTCTTAGCGGCAATGACGTGAAGCTTCTTTCGGCTTGCCGACACCATACGCATGAACTTTATGCCTGCGCCCACAGTTGTTTTGCCGCTTGCGGTAGTCCCCTCAAGAAAATCCGCAGACACACCCCGAACGCTGTTGATGAAGTCCATATACTTCTGCGACAGGGGAAACTTACTCGTCAAGCCCCTCACCGCCTATCTGAGCGAAAACGTCTGAAAGCTTTTCAGAGGTCTTGACCTCCGCCTGTATCTTAGCCACATACTCTCCTGTCATTTTATTGAGGGTATCGACGGCTCTGATACGGTCAGCAGGGTCATTCTTGCCGTCCTTTGCGATATCTGACAAGAGTGCCTGCCTCTCCTTTGCGGTCATTATACGCTCGTCCTGAGCTTTCTCGGACAGCATACGGATATACTCCGCAACACTAGGATTATCTAGGATTTTGCAGGCGTCAGCTTTCGCATACTTCTCACTGTATCCTGCCTTTATAGCACTCTGAACGGTGTTGCCGCTCTGAGCATAGTATTCTGCAAATTTCTTTTGCCGTGCTGTCATGAGGGCACCGTCCTTTCTTTATGGTATGAAAAAAGCCCCGATTTAGTGGGGCTTTGAACACTCAATATTATTAATTTTATTGGTTATATTTCGATCTATCCAAAACAACTTTTAAATCGCCAAAAATAACCGTGGTTCCGTTATTATATATTTTTGCAATGCCACATATAGCATTTGTATCTCTTCTATACAAACCCTCAGGGTCATAGTAATCCGTAGTTTCAAAAAATCTGACTATATAAGGGTCTTCATTATATTTATTCTTCATATAATTTATCATTTTGTCATAACAAAATTGATATTTTATCGAATAAAATATATTATTCTGTTGAACTTCTTGAAGGGTTAATGTATCATCAAAATCATCTACAATGCTAACCTCTTGGGCATATTTATAGCCTTCTTTATGAATTTGACTATCTAACTGCGTTATAGTTTCATTGCGTAATCCTTCCACTAATTCTTCAAGTGCTGTTTTGTTGAAGTTTGATTCTGCTAATAAATAATCTTTAAACATTCCTTTTAGCTGATCTTCGCAATTACAACATATGCAATTTCCATTCTCAAATCCATCATAAAATATTCGGCTTTTTGCCTGTTGTCCACATAAAAAACATTTTGTAGTAAGTTTATTGCTTTGATGTTCCTCCATTTTAAACGGTTTATTAC